CTACATCTGTAATTCCAGATCACCCAAGTACAAAGATGATAGAACAAACCATTAGTGATATTCGTGTTCATTTCCAGACAATGAAATTATTATGCAAATAGATGGTCTTAGAGAAGAACAACAAAACCGTAAAAAAGATTACGATGAATATAAAAATCGTATTTTGTGGAAGTGTTTACATGAAGATAAAAACATTTTACCTTTTATATTTAAAGAACATAGCCATCAAACTAACATGATGCGTCAAACAATTACTGAAGTTAAAACACCTCTATTACTTTATGTTGAAGGTGATGCTCCTTTAACTCCAGATGTACCAATAGACTGGGATAAGTGCTTGGACATGTTTGAATATAATAAAGCAAACACTATTCGTTTTCATCATGAATCATTTATACCAAAAGATCACGAACATCTTATGTTTGGTTTAGAAGATGGTTTTATGAAAACCATGCAATGGAGTCAGCGACCACATTTAAGTAGAAAAAAATATTACAAAGACATTGTGCTTCCAAGATGTAAGGATAAATTTTTTATAGAGGATACATTTCATGGAGCAATTCAAGATGATATATCCCCATATGAAGTATTTAATCAAGAAGGTTGGGATATGCATAAACTCTGGATTTATCATCCTGAAGGTAGTATTAAGCGTTCTTATCATTTAGATGGTCGTCAAGGTACCCGCAAATTTACGGTGGACGATGAAACTTGGGGGTATAAAGAATGAGACTAGGAATTATAGCAAGATCTGATAATACTGGATTAGGCAATCAAACTAGAGAATTAGTTAACATGCTAAAGCCTAATAAAATACTCTTAATTGACTCTACCCCGTTTAATAAAAATAAACAACATCCAGAATGGTATGACAACTATGCATCTGTTCGTTCTTTAGGATTTCCATCATTACAACAAATAAAATCATTTTTAAATGAACTTGATGTTGTAATTAGTTGTGAAACATTTTATGATCAAAACTTTGTAAAATATGCTAGGAAGGTTGGCGTTAAGACTATATTACAATATAACTATGAACTATTTGGTAATTTTTCAGCACCAAATCTTCCATTAGCAGATATATTGCTTTCTCCTAGTCAGTGGAATATTGAAATTGTTGAACGAATGTTTGGTAGTAAAGCAAAAGTAATTCATCTTCCACCACCAACAGATCCATTGTTATTTAATAATGCTAAAGAAGTTAATTTATCTAAATCTCACAATAAAATACTTCACATTGCTGGCAAGAAAGCAGCAAAAGATAGAAATGGAACCGAAACAGTTCTTGAAATGTTAAAATTTTCAAAAACAGATTATGAATTAGTTATTAGAAGTCAAACCGAAATAGAAACTAAAATTAAAGACTCTAGGTTAAAAATTGAAATAGGAAACCCAGATAACAGAGAAAATATGTATTCTGGATTTGATGCTATGGTTCTTCCTAGAAGATATGCTGGTCTTTGTTTACCTATGAATGAGGCCTTAATGAGTGCCCTGCCAGTGTTTATGACTGACATATCCCCAAACAATAAAATACTTCCAAGTGAGTGGTTAGTTCCATCTTTAGCAACTGGAACGTTTAGAACAAAAGTTAGAATTGAGTATTACGAAGCAAATCAAAGAGCGCTAGCAAAAACTATTGATAATTATATTAGTAGTGATAACAAGCAAGAACAAAAACAAAAAGCATTTGAGTTAGGATTTAATAATTTTGCACCTAGTATTTTAATAGATAAATATTTAAATATTATTTCTCATACTTAGTTTTTTCTAAAAACTGTGGTTTAAGTATTGACTTTAAGATTAAACTAAATGATGAGTCTGCGCTAGACAGATATGTATGATCATCTTTATTTAAATTATATGACTTTAAGACAAGTGGTCCTTTTGAATAAACTTTTACATCTTCCATTTGTTCTCCACCAACATTAAATATATTACCATAAACAGATCTCCATAAAAACTGATCACCATTTTTTAAAACTTCTCTTAATTTTTCTTTTTCCATTATCATTGGAATGTGTAATTCATAATCTAATGGATCTTCAATTCCAAGGGATTTAATTTTTTTATGTGTAGCAAAAAGTTTTCTAACATAATTATTTCCACCACTTAGCCTTTCATAAAAACGACTTTTTTCTAATAAGGAGCCACCATGAAAATCTACAATGCTATCTATTTTTTTAATAATGTAAAAGTCATCATTCATAAGCACAAAAGGATTAGATATTTCATTTGAATTACATATGGCCATTAAGTTTTTAGCAGCATTTTTATATTTAGTTAAATCTTGTTTGACTTCTATATAGTTTCCAACGTACCAATCTGGTTTACCACCAACTACCCAAATGTTTGATTCTGGAAAACTTTTACAAACAGATCTAATAGAATATCTTAGTTCTTCGTTAGGTCCTTCTTTACAGATGTATACAAAATCCATTTTATTCCTTTAGTAAAATAAGAAAGGCGAATCTATTTATTATAAATTCGCCAATCTTAATTGATTAATTACTTCTTTTTAGCAGAAGCCTTCTTTTTTGCTGTAGCCTTCTTAGCAGGTACAATCTTGCTAAGCGCATCTGAAACAGCACCAGTATCTGGTAATACACCAAATGCTTTATCATTTGGATTAAGCGCTCTCAATGCAACGGGCGCTAAAGCAGCAACTAATGCAGCCCATAGATCTTTTGGATCTGTAACGCCAGCCATGTAAAGTGCAAGTACTGAACCAAGAACGGATCTACCGTATGATGCTAGCATTGCTTTGTTTTTATCGTTTATCATTATTCCTCCTAGGATATAACTTGTGTTAGTGTTTTATAGCCAATCCATAATCCAATAATTCCTGCGACTCCCGCAAAAACTGGTGGTGCTGGAACTGGCAATTTGAATGCTGCGAACACGACACCGCATCCAAAACCCGTTATTATTGATAAAAATATTTCTTTCACGTATAAGATCTTTTTTCTCTAAAAAATTTTGCATATGTTCCTTTTAATTTTGTATTTATAATATCTCTTTTATATTGGTGCTCTTGTTCAGTTACAAAAGAGTATTTTGCTTTCCAAGAATTTCTTTCAAATGGAATAATCTGAAACATGGGTGTTCCTTTTTCTAAAATCCCAGTCCAGTTTTTCTTAAATGTAAATGGAGTATTAATTTCACCAGAGTGTAAATCTGTATCAACTATTGCAGATATAGATTTGAATGGAAGATTTGGATACCCAAATGGATGCGTTATATAGCAAGACCATCCTGGTGGAGTTTTTATTGTCCAACCATGTACATTTTTAAAAACTGGTTTTGTATCATATTTTTCATCTAATTCAAAATTAGAAACTTGTTGGTTATGCCAAGTATCAAATACTTGTAGGCTAATTAACCACCTAGTGTAGTGTTCTCCATTATCATTAATAGTAACTTCAACATCACATGGCAATGAAACTATATATCCAGCAGTTAACAAATCTAGTGTAGGTATACATCTTTTTACTGTTAAATTTGGCCCATCAACAATATTAAATTTTGGCCCAGTATTATCTAATAAATTTTTCCACCATTGTGGAACAAACTGTGATGCTGGCTTTGGTTTTTCATATATGTTCCAAATTTTTTCATTTTGAGCAATAAACTCTATTTCTTTAAACATTTTTTTTGTTCATCTCTGGTAATAATGAAATTAGTTTGTCAGAATAAACTGTTAAACCTTTATTCTTTAATTCTTCTGAAACCTCTTTAATAGTTTTTTGAGATTGCTCAATATATTCAAAAGCCCAATCCCTAGAATCTGAAAGAAATTTAATAAAGTTTTCTTTATGTACGGTATTATCAGATATGCTCATGCTATCTTTTATTTGAAAGGCTAAGTCTTCAAGTGCTTTGTTTTTTATAAAAAGTTCAGCCATTAAAAGGTTAGACTTTTTTAATTTATCAAAAGTAGCCCAATATGCTATTGCAAAAGAAAAAGACAATGTAGCAAAAAATATCATGAGCATCATTTCCATAATAACTATTGTACTCTATTCCTGATTGCATGCGTTGCCCAATAATACAAACATTTATCACAACATGGTTTGTTATTTTTGTTTTTGATATCCTTATAAAACTCAGCATAATAAATAGGATCTTTACGATAAAGGTTGGCTCTATGTGTAATAGTGACACGATTTACGTGAAACGACTCACTCCATACTGGCCTATTAGTACCCCACAAATGCCCAGAAATGGCCTCTAGAGCCTCTATATTGGCTTCATTCTTATCTGTCCTAATACCCCTAAGCCTAGCCTCTTTAATCATAGTTTTTGTGTATACCCGCAATGATTTTTCAGCATTTTTCCACATAAGTACTGCTGGGTGATTACGCCAAGCACCTGAAGGGGATTGACCAGATAAAACTTTAAGTATTTGGTAAGACTCTAATATTTGTTTATTTAAACGTTTATTATCAAGGATTTGTGCACACTGATCAAATTCTTTGTATGGTAAAAATGTTTGCACTATTCATCCTCTTCAATGTCAAATAATTCTAAATCTGATAGTTGACTAAGCCTTGAAGCAAAAAATAAATTAATTGCAACCAAAATAGATATAGTTGATAATATTAATATAATCATTTTCTTTTTCATTTTGCTATTGTTACTCCACATCTTAAACAGGCATTATAACTTTTACCAGTAAATGGACAGGCTCCAACCTCAACAAGGTTGTGAGATTTTATTTTACAAACAAAAAACATTATAATTTGTTTAATCATTTAATTGCCTCTCTAGTTACTAAAACTATAGCCCCACAGTCTTCTAATGCTTTTTTTAATTTTACAACATATTGCAATGCTAATATTTTTTCGTCATGCACCATGTGCAAAAACTTTTTTTCATCTAATTTTATCGTAAGAAAGTAGTCATTGTCAATAATCTGCACCCCAAAGTTTTTAGGAGCAGGAATAGAATGAACTGCATGCTTCATTAAATCTGTATACATTATTTATTCCATAGTTAATGCTTGCCAAGTATTTGACCAGTCTTGTTTTGTTTTGTGTTTATTAAATTCTCTTGAAACTTCTCCGCCTTCTAAGTATACACCACCCCAAACTCCCCACTCTTTTCCAGATACACCATTTGCAAAGCATACTTTTTTAACGGGGCACTGTTTACAAAGTGCATCAACGGTGTGCCTAGACTCTTCATTATCTTCATATTTATCAAAATAAATATTTGTATCAAGACCTAAACAAGATGCCTGATCTTTCCATAAATGCTGTTTCATGTTTAATCTCTATACTTATTTGGTATATCCCAACCATCACGACCAGGCTTATATATTTTATGTAGATACCACTTATCTTTTACCCTAATACCATTTACAGCAGTTTTTGCTATGCTAGATTCTTTTAGATCAATAACATCCCAACCATGCCACATTAAATTTGTATTTTTATTTACAATTTTTTCCATTGTGTTTAAACTTCTAATCATCATTTTTCTTCCCCTGACTTAATATCATAATGATATTTGTTATTGTCTTCTAAAATCCATTTTGGATTATCTTCAACATCCCACTTATTTTCGTTAATTAATCTATCAATTACTAAATTTCCATATTTAGTTGTAAAAGAAGGCTCAAACAGTAAAACTCTATTGTTTGGCTGTATAGCAAAATTACCATCACTTCTTTGAATTACATGTCCACATTTATGCTGCCCTGGATTTTCTGAGTAACCATGGTCAAGCATATTTGAATCTGGACTGTGCCAATCAAGAGTAAATAAATATTTACCATCAATCTTAGCCTTATTACGATCAATATAAGACATTCTCATATTGGCAAGGTTAGCAAACTTTGTTACTGCTATATTTGGGCTAAATGAATTCCATAAAACTAAATTATGAATATCTTCTTCAGGAACTCCTGGCTTTGTACAAAATGCATTTATTGGCATTCTCCACCACATCCCACCATCTTCCATTAATATATGAAATAATGGACTACGATTTTGAACACTTGCTACACCAAAAATTACACATGGAAAATATTTATCATGACTATCTTCTTGATTACGTAAAAAATTTCCTCTTACGTAGCATTCAATTGGAGGTATGTTTGCATTTAATTCTGGCATATTAGTATTTAAAAATCCCAACTTCAATATTTTTTGATTCAGCAGTATAAACTAATTTAGACTTTGGATCACTAGGTTTACTTAAAAAAGCAAAATAGTTTAATTGGTTTATGTTTGTGTCTAGCCATGAAGGAGCAGTATTATAGAATTTAATTTTTTTACCCCTTGCCTTCATTCCACGTTCTGATAAATTACAAAACTCAGAAACAAAGTTATTCACTTTTGCTGGACCAACTGAATAGATAATAAACTCGTTATCATTTTCTTTCATGCTAGATAGTGCAACGCTCATAGCACGAAGAAAAACATTATAGTCATTAAAACTAGAAGTTCCCTGTACTCCCACTATCATTTGATTCTATTCCTTTTCTTAAGTCATCAAGTATTGATAACATCTTATTTAATTCTTTTGTTGGCATATTTTCAATATCTAAAGGCTTAATAGTGTTTTCGTCTACCCTACCATT